AGTTATTTGTTTCCAACTTGGCTAATGGGCAGAAGACCTGACCTAAAAATTATTCAAGCGACACACACTGCTGAGTTGGCTGTTGGATTTGGTCGAAAGATCAAAAATCTAATTGAGAGTGAGGATTTTAAAGATGTTTTCCCAAGTGTTAGTTTGGCTACGGACGCTAAAGCGAGTGGTCGTTGGAGCACCAATGGCGGTGGTGAATATTATGCGGTTGGTGTGGGCGGTGCGTTGGCGGGTCGAGGCGCGGATCTNGCGATTATTGATGACCCTGTTTCGGAACAAGACGCGTTAAGCGTTACTGCGTTAGATAACATTTACGAGTGGTACACATCTGGTCCGAGGCAGCGTTTACAGCCCGGTGGTTCGATTATTATTGTTATGACAAGGTGGTCGATCAGGGATTTAACTGCGAAGGTTTTAAGCAAGCAGAGTGAGAAGGGCGCGGATCAGTGGGAGATTGTAGAGTTTCCTGCGATTATGCCCTCTGGTGATCCTTTATGGCCTGAGTATTGGGGTTTNGAGGAATTAGAGGGCGTTAAGGCTTCTATCCCTGTGGGTAAGTGGAATGCGCAGTATATGCAGAACCCTACTGCTGAAGAGGGTGCTATTATTAAGCGCGAGTGGTGGAACATATGGGANAAGGACGATCCCCCTGATTGCAGCTATATTATTCAAAGTTANGANACTGCGTTTAGCAAGAGTGATCGTGCCGATTACAGTGCGATTACGACTTGGGGTATATTCCACAATGAAGAGACGCGAGAGGATCATATTGTTCTTTTGGACGCTGAGAGAGGGCGCTGGGAGTTCCCAGAGCTAAAGGAACAGGCTTTAGAGTCTTATAATTTATATGAGCCTGACATGGTTTTAGTTGAGCAGAAGGCGAGTGGTATGCCGTTGACTCAGGAGCTTCGCAGGATGGGTATTCCTGTAACACCATTTACTCCGAGCCGTGGTGCTGATAAGTTTACTCGTATGCACGCTTGCGCTCCTGTGTTTGAAAGCGGCATGGTTTGGTGTCCAGAGACTAATTTCTCTGATTTAGTTATGGAAGAATGTGCATCATTTCCGAATGGTGAACATGATGACTTGGCTGATTCGATGACACAGGCTATACTACGATTTAGGCAAGGTGGTTTCATTACCACTCCAAGTGACTATGATGAAGATGAAGATGCAGCATTTTTCCGTGAAAAACGGGAATACTATTAGGAGATTATTATGGCGAAAAAAAGTAGAAACAGTATTTTAGATAGATTGTCTGATTTAGACAAAAAAATGTTTAGCCCCAAAACCAGCGCTAAAGAAATGAAACTTCTTGAAATAAGAGAAAAAAATCTTCTTGAAATGTTAGAAGAAGGTATGGATGAGTTTAACAAAGGTGGTGCGGTTCGAGCGATGAAAAATGGCGGTGCTGTTATGAAAGGTCGCGGACCAAAATTTAAAGGGCAATCATAGGAGATTATTATGGCCGAAGAAATTGGAAGAGTAGATAAAAAATCAATTATGAGGGCCTTGCAAGAAGCGATGGGTGGCTCTACTCGCCCACGCTCCCGTCCACCGGGTTTTGGTAGTTCTGGAAGGTCCATTTCAGATGCTGATAGAAAAAGAATTGGTAGCATACCATCTGTAGGTAAAGGTGTTGGTGGTGACATGGACCTCTCTCCTGAAGAAGAAAAAGCTCTTGAAATGATTCTTCGTATGCGAGAAATGAAAAACAAAGACGCTGAAAGCAAAGCCTTCCCACCAGCATCTATGATGAAAAGTGGTGGCGCTGTAACCAAAAAAACTAAGAAACCCAAGATGGGTGTTGTCATGAAAGGTCGTGGCGGCTCATATAAAGGAATGAAATAATGTCTAAGAAATTAAAGCCTGTCCCATCTGGCAACAAGGGCCTTCCTAAGTTGCCAAAAGATGTTCGTAATGAAATGGGATTTTTCAATGAAGGTGGTAGCGTTGAAGTTAATGGCGTTATGCAAGAGCATTACGCGAAGTCTCAGACAGCTTCTACTGAAGGCGCAACGAGTGCTGGTAACGCTCGTGGTGGTGGTGCAGCACTTCGCGGAACTAGATTTTCTGGGGTGAAGTGATGCCTAAAGTAACCATAGACATTCATCTACCTTATGATGACATGCCAGAATATGACATGCCAGAAGATGAGGTTTTAATCGTTGAAGACGTTGTTGACGAAGATGAGCCTGAAGAAATTTCTATTACTTGCCCTACTTGTGGACAGGTAATTTCTGAAGATGTTGAAGAATATTAAGTTGTTGTGCTATACGAACACTACAACAGGAGGTTTAGATGGCGATTGAACAAGGGCTAGGTGCTGGTGGTCTTCCTGATGAGCCTATGGTTGAAGACAACAGTCGTATAATAGAATTACCTGAACTTCTTGCTCAAGCTCCCGGTATTACTGAGTTTGATGATGGAAGCGCAGTTGTTGGAGAGTATGAAGAAGAAGGCGAAGTTCTTGAAGAGATTGAGTTTGATGGAAACTTGGCAGATATTATTGAGGAAAATGAGTTAAACCTTGTTTCTTCTAATATCGTTAGTTCTATTGATGATGATTTAGCTTCCCGACAGGATTGGGAAGACACTTATAAAAGAGGTCTTGAGTTCCTTGGAATGAAGACTGAGGATCGTTCTGAGCCGTTTGAGGGTTCTTCTGGCGTTATCCACCCGCTATTAGCTGAGAGTGTTACACAGTTCCAAGCGCAAGCTTATCGTGAACTTCTTCCTGCTAGTGGGCCTGTTAGGTCACAGGTTATTGGTGCGCAGAATGAAATGCTTGTTAAGCAGGCAGAGCGCGTTAAAGATTACATGAATTACATGATTACNTATGAGATGGAAGAATACGATCCAGAGTTGGATCAGATGTTGTTTTATCTTCCTGTCATTGGTTCTACGTTTAAAAAAGTTTACTCTGATCCTTTAAAGGGTCGTGCGGTTAGCAAGTTTATTCATGCAGAAGACATTATCGTTCCTTATGGCGCGAGTGATTTAAGTTCTTCTCCTCGTGTTACACATCGTTTGACTATGGATTCAAACGAAATACGAAAGCTGCAACTTGCTGGTTTTTACCGTGACATTGACTTGCCTTCTGAGTCTGAGGGCCAAGATTCGGCTATGGATGAGGTTGAAGAGTCAATTGACGAAATCCAAGGAATACGTCCTTCTGGTCCTTCAGAAGAACTTACATTGTATGAGGTTCATACTTCTCTTGATATTGAGGGACTTGAGGATGTTGGTGAAGACGGAGAGCCTACAGGATTAAGACTTCCTTATATCGTAACTATTGTTGCTGATTCTGGTGATGTTTTGTCTGTTCGTAGGAACTACGATCCAATGGATGAAATGAAACGAGCAAAGCAATATTTTGTACATTATAAATTTTTGCCGGGGTTAGGTTTTTATGGGTTAGGTTTAACTCATATGATTGGGGGATTAGCACAGGCTTCAACGTCTATCCTGCGTCAGCTTATTGATGCAGGTACGCTCTCCAACCTCCCAGCAGGCTTTAAAGCCCGTGGCGCTCGTATCCGAGATGAGGATTCTCCCCTTCAGCCCGGTGAGTTCCGCGATATTGATGTGGTTGGTGGCACCCTGCAAGGCTCTTTGATGCCCCTCCCTTTCAAGGAGCCTTCAGGGACGCTTTATAATCTTCTTGGCACTCTTGTAGATGCTGGACGCAGATTTGCTTCTATGGCTGACATGAAGATTGGCGAGATGAGTGGAGACACTCCTGTTGGCACTACTATGGCGATCATGGAGCGTGGCACTAAGGTTATGTCTGCAATCCACAAGCGTTTGCATTATTCTCAGAAGATTGAGTTTAAGCTTTTGTCAAAGATTTTTGCTGAGAGTGTTCCTGCATATCCTTACCCTGCTGATGCTCAAATGGGTCCTGAGATATTTTCACAAGACTTTGATTCTCGTGTAGATGTTTTACCTGTTTCTGATCCCAACATCTTTTCTATGTCCCAGCGCATTGCCTTAGCACAAACAGAGTTGCAGTTGGTTCAGTCCAATCCACAGATACACGGTGGCCCACAGGGGTTGTATCAAGCGTATCGTAAAATGTACGAAGCGCTGGGCGTAAACAACATTGATGGCATTTTGCCACCACCTCCTCCCCCACCGCCACCTATAAATCCTTCAAAGGAGAATCAGTTGGCTTTGCAGGGCGCTCCTTTACAGGCTTTCCCAGATCAGGCTCACGAGGCTCACATAGAGGCTCACATGGCTGTTATGTCTACTCCTGCCATGCAGCTTAACCCGAATGCTATTATGGCTCTACAGGGCCACATACAGGAGCATATTGGCCTGTTAGCCGAAGCGCAGGCGCAACAGGAAGTTATGTCTCAGATTCCTCCAGAGCAAATGCAGATGATGCAGCAACAATCTCAGATGATGCAACAGCAAGGGCAGATGCAGGGACAACAACCTCCACCTGATCCTATGGCTCAGTTTAAGCCTCAGATTGACGCTCTTGCAGCACAGATCATTGCTGATTTGACTGAAGAGCTTGTACAGGCGGTTACGCCACCTGAGCAGTCTGATCCTCTTGTGGAAATTAGAAACCAAGAGCTTCAGATAAAAGCGGCTGACTTGCAGCGCAAGGAAGCTGAGTTTGAAGCCAAGCAAGAGTTTGATCGTGAGAAAGAACGCAATGATGTTCTAACCGCGCAACAGAGAATTGATGTTTCAGAAGCGGCGTTAGCCGATAAGACTAGGATTGCAGAGGATCGCATTAAAACACAGCGAGATATTGCGGCTCTAAATTCCAGCATGAAAGGACAATGACATGGGATCAGTAAGAGATAAAATGGTTGAGCAAATTCGTGCAGCAAAGCGTGAGTCTGTTGCAGTAGAGCCTGTTGTAGAAGCAGTTGTTGAAGTTGTTATTGAAGAAGTGAGGGCGCGTAATGAAAACGGACACTTTATTGCAGATGACCCAGCCACACCAGAAAACGAAGCGTGGATTAAAAGGCCAAAAGCCAAAAATAAATCTTCTTCAAAGAAGAAAACAACATCCAAAAAATCTAAGTAGGTTTAGCCAAATCGCCAAACCCCAGAGGTTCCAAGGAATTTTCTGATTTTTTGGTAATTGTACTTGTATTTCCCGCATAGTTTTATACTATATGTGGTATGGATGCACTACACTTAGCAGAATATCTATTTAAGAGCATTCGTGAGCGCGATGCCCGTCTAAAAGACAGGCTCGCGGATAGTTCGATACAGTCCTTTGAGGAGTATCGGTATATTGTGGGTGAAATACGCGGCATGGCCTACGTTGAAGAAGAACTCAAAGCCGCGATGAAAGGTATAGAATACGCAGATGACTAAAAAGTTATTTGTGCCTGAACACGTTGCGAAGGCAGCGGCTACGGCCATAAAGGGGTCCTCAGAGATTCCTAAACCGATTGAAAATGCTTTTGGCAAAGTTGCCAAGAATAAAAACTCTGATGATCCTTCCGATATGAAGCAATCAGCTTTAGAAAGATTACCACAGCCTACGGGCTATCGTATTCTCATTATACCCTATTACCCTAGCGAGAAAACAAAAGGTGGAATTATTGTTCCTGACGCAGTTCGTGAGCGTGAATCTTTTGCTACTGTATCGGCTTATGTGGTAAAACTTGGGCCAGATGCCTATAAAGACGCCCAGAAATTCCCAAGTGGTTCTTATGCAAATGAGAAAGATTGGGTTCTTATAGGAAGATATAGTGGAAATAGGTTTAAAGTGGAAGGTCTTGAGGTTAGAATCATAAATGACGATAATATTATCGCCACGATCCTTGACCCTAAAGATATTTCGTATGTATAAGGTAACTGAGAGCAAGGAAAATAGTTATGTCTGATAAAATCCAAGAAGAAGAAGATTTTGAAGATAATACTTCTGTTGAAATCGAAGACGATCAAGACGATCAAGATGAAAGTGTTGAGGCGTCTTCTGGTGAAGAAGAAGAAACCCGAACAAATGTTCGTAAAAAATCTAACGATGATGATGAGCTAGAAAATTATAGCGAATCTGTAAAGCGTAGAATTAATCAATTAACTGCAAAGCGTAAGCAAGCTTCTGAAGAGGCTCAAGCTGCGTATGAGTATGCACAGAAGGTTCAGCAAGAAAACGAAACCATGAAGACTCGCCTGCAACAAGTTAGTGCAGGATACAATTCAGAGGCTGAAGGGCGTTTGAAGGCACAAGAAGCTCAAGCCACTCGCGCATATTCTGAAGCAAGTGAAGCTGGTGACTATGATCGTGCGGCTAAAGCTCAACAGGCATTAACGCAGATTGCGGTAGCTAAAGAAAAGGTTCGCACTCAGAAAACTCAAATCGAACGTCAAGCACAACAACAACAGCAGCAAGTGCAACAACAGCAGCAACAGCCTGCGGCGCAAGCGCCTGCACAACAAACTGCACCTGTTCGTGATGCTAAACTAGACGGTTGGTTAGAAAAAAATAATTGGTTTGGTAGTGATCGCATTATGACGAGAACTGCCCAAGCAATTCATGAGCAATTAGTATTAGAAGAGGACTACGATCCTACGTCAGACGATTACTATAAAGAAATCGACTCTAGGATGCGTAGGGAAATGCCTCAGAAGTTTAATAAAGGAAAGCGGTCTAACGCCCAGACTGTTGCCCCAGCGTCCAATGGACGGTCAGTAAAATCAGGGCGGAAAAAATCGGTAGATTTATCGCCGGGTCAAGTTGCTTTTGCGAAGAAAATGAGGATTCCTCTTGAGAAGTACGCGCAAGAAGTGTTGAAATTAGACAAACGGAGTGAACAAAATGGCAGATAGGACATCACGCGAATCAGACACGCGGGAAAGCGCACAGCGCTTACAACAATGGCGTCCGGGTTCTGCTTTGGAAGCACCCGAACCACCAATCGGTTTTAAACACCGCTGGATACGCGAATCCGTAATGGAATTCGACGATAAGACTAACGTACATAAAAAACGGCAAGAAGGATGGGACCTCGTTCGCGCAGAGGAATACCCCGATTA